AACTCTCTAATAGAGCTATAGTTTCTTTATTGTAATCTGCATAAATTTCTGTTTTCATAATATAGTTTCCTTTTTCATTTTATAATACTATTATACCATAGTTTTCACTTGTGTGTTGACTATTTTTAAAAATAATGATATTATTCTGTAAAACCACACTTTGGTAGAATATTATTCTATCGGATAATGTCAATATTATCTTTAAGATGCCAGACCTCTTGTTCTGTTCTCAACCTGCCATCTCTCTGCAAGTTTGCGTATCGTTTAGATGCTTTCTTTTTCCACCACTTAATAACATTATCGAATTCATAGTTATCGAAGTTGGGTTTTTTGATAGGGGTTTCATCTTTCATAATGATACCGGGAACGTTCTCATAACCATAATCACTATTGAAGAACCTTTTCTTTTCAGTTAAGTCGAGAGAATGTTGCAATGCTTTTTTGAAGTTCTCTAAGTCTGTACCAGTTAATGACTTCTTAATAGTAGAAATCATTACTTGTTGCGCCTTCAATTTACGTGAAGAAGCATCTGGCGGAACTATTGGTTTGCCATCATTTTTTTGAACAAACCATTCTAATAAGGGCTCCCACTTCTTCTTTGGAAGCGATGGTGAGAAATTAGATTCGGTCAATCCTCTAAATTTTAGATATGGTTTCATTCCATCATACATACTTGCTGACTTACTCGAACCATATAAAGATGTGGTTTCAAACATACATATATTCGTACCATACTTTTCATTTAACGTTCTTCGTGCAAGGTGAGAAACACATATCATTGCAAGTAACTTTCCCCCAAGATAATTAAATCCATATGGTTGAACTGGTACAATATTGAATCCCATTATAACAAACTCATTAAAAATTTCTAATGGTGGTGTACCGCCAAGGAAAATATTACGTGGTTTGGAGTTAATAAGGGGTGAGCCGAATCTAATAAATCCTACTACTTTGTTTGTATTCGTTTCTTTAACAATCCATTTTAAAACCTTTCCCGGTATACTCTTTTCAATAGCATGAGATGTAGTCATCTCTAACATAGTATCAAAAGTATAGTTATCTACAACATTAACAGAGAATTCCATGTCATTGGGGTGGATAGTGAAGTCCGTAAACATATCACTTTCCATTCCCATGCCAGGCAATGATAGTGGTATTTCAGATACCTTTTCAAGTTTTAACTCTCTCAGATATTCGTCTATTCTATTAAAGTTATTAAAGAAATCTGTAAATACATTAGCTGCATAAAGAGCATCGGTTCTATTTAATTGTTTCACTTATGTATTATACCATATTTACTGATAAATGTCAAGGCGTAATTCAGATTTTGGTTGTACTTTATTCATCAGTTCTAAAGCTTTTTTTTGTGGTCTACGTCCCCACCCATACCATGAACTTTTTTTCCCATGTTTGTATGGCGGATTAACATCTACCATATCATATTGAGATGCTGTTATATCTATTATTATTTCCCCATCTTGCAACCACCAATGCCTCAAAGCAGGCCCTTCACAATCAGCACTTGTAATTTGAAGCTCTTTATCCATGAAGTAATAAAGAGCTTGTGTGCAATGATAACAATGTCCAAACAAAGGGTTAGTTGAATTTAGTTCTCTAAATTTGGGTGGACAGAATTTAGTTTCTAAATTATCTATTATAAGTTGGGAAACCATATCTAAATCTTTATAGTCATACTTCTCATATTCGAGAATCCAACTCGCCCAATGATAGTTATTTCCGTTATCATCTTTTTTAAATTTTGGGATTTCTACTATGCTCATTTATCAAGTATTTAAATCAAACTCAAGTTTTTATCATCTTCATATTCAACTAACGTAACATGAGAGTATAATTTATTTATTTTGTAAAGGTCTTTCTTAATTGTCCACCCATTTCCGCCAAGAACAATATATGCATGAGAGTATCCATATTTCTTACATGCTCTTTGTAAGGTGAACATTTCATATGGACACTTTTCTTCTGCGGTTCCACCTACGTTTTGCAGTTTGACTGATACTAAAGTTCTTGTTTCGGGTATATAGACATCTACGACATGTTTCCTACCGTTGACCTTTGGGCCAATCGATTTTTGTTCTTGTGTATTAGGATATTTCGGTTTCAATACATCACATACATGATGTTCAAATCCTTTCCAATGATGTAAAGGATTAGATTCTATTTCCTCTCCCCATACTGTTAGTTCACTCATTTGTCAAGAGTATTATATTCTTTTATTACTTCTCTGAGTGGTTCAACCCAATCATCTCTATGTTCGATATAGAGTTCGGGTGTTGAGTTATCTACCGCAATGATAGTAACGAGTTGAGTAACAGGTATCTTTGTTCTTTCCTCAAACGCAATAGCATAAAAACACTCTTGCATGAAGTAAGACTCCACCCATTCTTTTTTCTTTGGTTTTAAGGAAGTCTTGAAGTCAATGATACTCATCTTCCCGTCGAATTCTGCAACACAATCCACACGACCTGCAACCCCAAAATGGTCTGAGTATAATGCCATTTCTTGTCCGTAGATAGTTCCGATTCTGTTATCGAAGAATGGTTTTAAGTCCATGAAAGAACCAACGATATCTGGCATGAATTCACTTGTACAATTCTTTTCGTTCTGTAAGTATTTCTCGATTAATAGATGTACCGCCGTTCCCCTCGTATATGCTTTACGAAGTATCTTAGCGGCTTCCTCATATCCTATTCTTTTTTTCCACGCCTCTATGCCAGGTTTTGACTTGTGTGATAAGATAGTGGTTATTGATGGATAGTATTTATTATGGTCGGGTGTTGCGTACTTTCTACCTTCGGGTTTAGTTATTGCAACTAAATCCTCATATCCTAAATCGACCTTCTTGTGTTCAAATTTCATCATCATTTATAAGTTTGTTAATCTCTGGGAAGTCATACATAAAACTAAATTGTTGTTGTTTCCCGAACATCTCCATTTGATAATCCTGTAAGAGATATTTACCTTTTAAGAATTGGACTTCATAAATAGTGCTTGGGTTCGTTAAATCTTTGTAATCGTCTGGTGTTGGATAAGATGTATGAACATCTCGTACAATTCCCGGTTGGCCATCGACTATACCGAGTGCGTCCTTTCCTTTTATTTTATCACCGACTTTAAAATGCATTATTTTTTTCGCTTGAATTTCTGTATTGTTGCCTCACCCATTAATAGAACTGCACATAAGAGTAACAGAAGTCCTATCAACCCAAAGAAGATTAACATAGAAGTAAAATCTAACGTCGGCATAACTCTTTAAGGGTTTTACGCATTCTTACTTGTTTTCTAAGGGGGACGAGAATCTCTTCTCTTCTGTGAGGTTCGATTGTCGGACAGTTCTTCACAGCATGAATAATGTCTTTAACGTGTCTGTTATGGATTATCATAATGTACTATTATACCCCCAAATGGATTGTTTGTCAAGTTTTATTATGCAAATTATTTTGTTCATCCATTTTACTATTATACACTGGTTACATAAAATTGTCAAGCGTTGCTGTTGCCCTCTCTAGTTTCTTTCTGGCCCACGCATTTTTTCTTTTTTCGCTTATTTTTCTTTTAGTTTCTTCTGATAGCACTCTACCTACACAATTCTTATTACCTTTCATTTTTTTACTTAGTTCAGCTCTCATATCTTCTGCTTTTTCTTTTCCTACTATTTGTTCATATGTTTTGCCTTTAAAAGGAGAAGGCTTACCCATCTTTGCTTCACTCATCTTCTTTTTTGATTCTGTTGAATGATTCTTACCCATCATAGTACCTACTCTACCATTCCTATATTGTTCTTTAGTTACTTCACTCAAATGTTTCCTCATTTCAGGAGTTCGTACTTTACCAATATTAGCTTCACTAATCTTCTTTTTTCTTTCTTCTGAAAGTGGTACGCCAGTAAAAAGTTTTCTTAATTTTTCTTTATGTTCTTCCGAAACTTTTTTATTATAGAATGGATTGTTCTTACCCATCCTCATTTCACTCAATTTTCTTTTTCTCTCCTCAGACATTTTATAATTCGTTGGGTTACCCCAATTGGGGTTGTTCTCACCAGATATATCTATTCCATCAACCTCACCCAATGCAATGAGCTGTGCTGCCCCACTATCTCTTTTATCACCTAATGGAATCATGTCTAGTATATACTGTGGCGGATTACATACCTCTAGTAGAGGGGAGAGGTCATTACACTTATATCCCCAATGAATCTCTGCGTGTTGTTTTCTTGTAGTATCTACAGTATTGCCATCAAAGTCAGAGTCTATGCCTAGTTCTTCGCATCTGTATTTTGGTACGATATGATGTTTATGTATCTGAGTTAAGTCAGCCATGTATATTATTATACTATGTTACAGAGGATTTGTCAAGCAAATAGAATAAAAACCAGACAACAGGTATACCATAAAGCAGCAAAAGAAACCATTTGTTTGTAAATCCGTATGTCTGTAAAAAGTGTTTAATTTTCATTACCACTCCTTTAATTCTGGACTGGTTGCATCAGGATATGCTTTCTTAAGGTTCTTCATTCTATCTTTGAAATCACCATCAGAACTTGAATACAAATCCTTACTAACTCTAACGTGTTTGTTTTGTGGTTGGATAACGATAGAACAATCGTTTTCTTTTTTGTAGTCGTCGAGCTCGGATATTTTCATTTCCTTTTCCCACTCGATACCAGTAGTTTTGTTTTTAAATACGTATGTCGGCATTAATAATCATACCACTTGAAATTATGAAATTGTATTCCACCCGGCAACATTAAAGAATCCTATTGCCCCAAGTATTATGAATAAGTCTTTTGGTAAGACCTTTCACCTTAAGGTTTTTATGTACTGCTTGTTCTAGATATTCTGCGTCCTTCGGGTGTATCTGTTCTAACATTGCCTTAAACGAAGCATCTGCACGACCTTGTTCAATCTTACCTTTGGATAACGGAACTAAAAATTTAGTTACCTCTTTAAGATTTACTTTTTGGGTTTCACCGGATTCCCACTTGATTTTCTTGGAAACGTAAATCTTTAACTTATCGTCAAAGTTGATTTTCATAATATCCCTTAACGCTAAACAATCGTTATCAAGAAGGATTTTACTCTTTGCTTCGGCTCCATACGCTTCGTGAACCGCATCTAGTATTTCATATATTTCCATTATATTTCCCTAAACCATTTATCTACAAATTTCTTACCAACATAAAGACTTGCAACTGCCAATAAGACAACCGCAATATCAACTCCCCAACCCAATCCTGTTTCCAGTTTGAATCCGCCTGATGGTGATATCTCTACACCAGCCGTTTCTTCATCTGTAAGTGCTCTTTGTTCGACCATAACAGAAGTCGTTCCATCTTCGGGGTTATTCGTAATTTCTATTGTTTTACCTGCCATATCAATTCCAGATTGTTGCAACCACAAAGCCGATGACTATACCTTCAATCCAAAACGCCCACCTATGTAGACCTGCGGCTGTGTGTTTTCTTAAAAATTCTTTTGTCCATTCGTTCATTAAAACTCTCCTGCTGAATCTATTAGAAGTTTCATATCATTTTCAACCAGATATGTTAAAATATTTCTTCTGTCACTGTATTTATACGATTTAAATTTCTCTATACTTTCCATTTTGATAGCTTCTGGTGTTTGATTTAGGTCTATCATCTCTCTATTACGCATATAATTTCGGAATGCTTCTTGTGGCATCACCTCTTTAAGTTTATCTTTATTATCCCACCACTCGTTTATGAGTTTCTTTCTCATTGGGGTTTGTCTGATGTGGTCGGTGAATGAGTTGTCGGGGGATAGAACATTAGGAACTCCGTCCGAAGAATCCCCTTTCATTATGTGTTCGAATATGTATTTGGTCGGGCCTTCTTCTGACTTCACTAACTTCTGTTGGAATGGTGACCATTGGATAACGTTTCCGAGTTGTTGGAGTTGAATGAAGTCCTTGTCCGCAGATATGATTACAATTTCTTTGTTGACACAATAAGATGTTCTTCTAACAAAGTTTGCGAGAGTTCCGATTATATCATCTGCCTCTGCTTTCTCTACTTTGATTACTGCATAAGGGAAATTCCGTGCCAGGTCGGTAAGGGTTTCATCAAGTAAATTGTATAAAGTATCCCAATCCGTCTTGTCTTTCTTACGGGTTACTTCTCTGTTTGCTTTATATTGGGGATATACATCTTTACGCCACGAATGAGAATCGCAACATATCACCATTTTACCGAAATCATCTTCTGGATATTTAACACGATAACTCCGCAAATTGTTGAGGATAACGTGCTTTACCAGTTTCTTAGAGAGTTTTTCCCCTCTGTGTAATTGACCCATTATAGAACCAATCGATATACCATTAAAATCTACTAAAACCATAACTAATATTATACTCTATTTGACACTCAAAGTCAAGTTATTTTACAGAACCTTTACCTATTTTAACAGCAATGATTCCATTATAATTATCTTCTCGCAATAATACATCCTCGTCGAACTGTATTTTTGCTTCATAATAGTTAGTGTTACCTCTAGTATCACATAACATTACAATCTCACGTTTAAAGTTTTTCTTTCCGTGTTTCTCTATATCTTCTGAAAGTCTTTTCGAAGAACCCCAGTAATCCTGCCAATCGGTTTCCTTCACTCTAATTCGTTTGTTCTTTCTACCGATTAAGGGTGGTAATTTCCGTTTAGTCTTAAAGTATTTTCGTCCGACATAATCATAACCATTAATCAGATTCGTAATTCTATATACAAATCCATAATAATCACCAATATCTTTGGAAGTAAATTCCTTGTTATTGTAAATCCAACCCATCTCTCTCAAATTCTAATGATTGTTGATGGTATCTGTGGTCTTCACCGCAGAATGGACAATAGACCGTTTCCTCGTCTATCTCTTCGGCGTCCATATACCTATCATCAACCCCTATAAGAACTTTATAGCTCTTGTTACATGCCCTACAAACTGTCATAATGTTAAATCTCCTAATGCGATATGTGATACCATATTGTCGTAATTTCCTATGTATCTTCCATCTATATATATCTGTGGAAATGACCTTGCGTTTGGTACTGCGTTAAAAAAATCTTCGGGTGTCCAATCAGGGCCATTGATATTTCTTTCTTCGTAACTAATTTTTTTACTATCTAATAATTCTTTTGCTTTGACACAAAGGGTACAATTATCTTTACTCCATACGATTGTTTTACTCATAAACTTAATCCTTTTAATGTGTCTTCTTCGACATCTTGAGTTACACCACCAACTATGTAAGATGTAATCTCAGTTTCTTGTGGGGCAACTTGAACACTGCCTCCCCCAATCCACTTCTCTGTCCAAGGTAACGGGTTTGCTTGTTGTACGTGATAAGGTGTTGTATAACCTGCACTCTTAAATCTTTTCGCACCTATCCAACGTACATATTCTTTAAGGAGTTCGGCGTTCAATCCAATCATAGTACCGTCTTTAAATAAGTAATCTGCCCACTCTTCTTCTTGTTTGATTGCACTCATAAACATATCAAGAACTTCATCTTCGGTTTCTTTCCGAAGCTTCACATAATCTTTATCTTCTTTTACAATTTTCTTAAGGATATTCAAGGAAGCGGTAAGGTGTGTATTTTCATCTCGTGCAATCATTTTAATAATCTTTGCATTACCTTCCATCTTCTTCAGTTCTGCGAAACCCCACGAACATGCAAAACTTACATAAAACCTAATCCCTTCCAATATGTATATCGACATTATACACAACCACAACTTTTTCTTATGTTCGTATGAGCCGTATTTACCACGATAGTTTATTAGATGGTCATAATACCGAGAGATGTCTTTTGCACATTCAAGGATTTCCGGGATTGACGTTATCTCGTCAAATACCACCGACGGGTCAGGATAAACATTCCTAATTAAATGGGTGTAAGAACGGGAGTGAATAGTTTCGAAAAACGCCCACGTTCCAATAAGAACTTCAAGTTCTGGTAAAGAACATATTGGTAGTAATGCGATATTGGGGGAACGACCTTGTACTGAGTCTAATAGTATTTGTCGTTTAAGGTTTGCGGTGAAGATATGTTCCTCACCAGTAGTTAGTTTGTGAAAATCTATCTTGTCCTTGGTAACATCAATCTCATCTGGCGTCCAATAAAAGGATAACATCTTTTCATATAACTTTTGTTGAGAGAGGTATTTGACAGTATCGTATCTTGCGATATCGACACTCTCGTCGAAGAACATATTTTTCTTTAAGTAATTTTTAGTTCCGACTTTGAATACTGATTTCATATTATTATATATACCAAATTTTATTATAGAAAAACCCGAGTATTTGGTGGTAAGGAACTCGGGCGAAACCCCAACTAGCGAGTCACTAGGGATATTCTCCCCTATGCTGCCAGTAAATAAACGTTATTGTCGTTTATAGTGTTTGTGTTTAAGTCTTGCTAGACTAACGAATTGTGGCGATTAAATACCTAGTCGATGCTTTGTCTCCCCCATTAAATACATTTTTGTTTATGTATTTAAAACCTACCAAAATGTATTTGGTGGAGGAGGTGGGAGTTGCACCCACGTCCTAAGCATAATCTTTACCATAATCTTTACGTTGTTCAAAGGTAGTTTATACGCACTCTACCAAACGTTCATTTCACATGGTGTGTAAATGTTATTTATGCATCATCAGATGAAAGTAATCTCCACAGAATACCTGCAGCGATTAATCCAACTAGACCAGCGTCTCCAAGCTGTTGAACGATACCGACAATAGTACCAATGACGTCTCCGCCAAGAAATGGTACTGTACCACCAAATACGACTTGTAAAACAATCGCTAAACTAATTAGTGAAATACCGATACCGGTTGCAGCGGCTACGCCGCTCGTGATTTTATCTAACATATTTTACTCCTATGTTATTTGAAAAAATAGTTTTACTTCATTGCGGAAGGATGTAGGACTACTGATGATTAGTGTACTAGTAGTTTTAGCCCACAAACCTACATCATTACGTATGGTAGTGTAATTAACTACACATACGTAGTTTTATTTAGAAGATTCGAGAACTGTGTTAGTAGAAGAATCTTCTTTTTTTTTAACGTTTTATAGTTAAAAATCCTTGTTTATTCTGTCGTTATAAGGAATAAATAAGGGAACGAAGAAGTTTGATAAAACCGCCATTCCCCAAATAATTAAGACCACATATTCCATAATATAATATTGTTGTTAATCAGATTACTATTATACATTATTTACTTGGATTTGTCAAGTTTTTTTATATCAATCCAAGTGTACTTTTTTTTTCAGACCCGTCTGATGTGTTTTCTATATTATATGGAAACATACAACCGAGTGGCATCTGTTCTGTCGAATCGTGATAATCACCACCACTCTTAAACCTTCTCGTAACAGTTTCCATTGTCATCACTCCTTTTACTAATTTGTAAGTAGTGAATACTTGAAGAACAACACCGTCTGTGTCTTGTTCTATTTTATTTTTAAAAGGGCCATTTTCCATCATCTACTCCTATTTATAATAACCTAATCTTATTTCTTCTTTTTTGATGTGTGTTTTTATTTCATCTATTTCTTTTATATATACATTTCTTTGTACTAGGTATCCGTTTTCACCCTCTTCAGCATATCGTCTATTACAAATATCAATGTTGTTCAAAAGGTTTTTAATAACACTTGCATACGGCTTTCTATAATCGTCCCAATTCTTTAATTCCAATTCGTTCATTTTCGCCCACGATTGTTCTTGTATCTTTGTTATATCGCACA